TCTTCTGCCACCGTAGCAATCGCTAAGATATTCTTGGCATCAGAGATAGTTTTGATCTTCTGTCCTGGTTTTAGTACCACATTAGGGTTAATAGTACTAAAGTTTTTCAAGACTGAAAGAGTATCAGGTGATAAAGTCATCATATTATAGTATTTCTCCAGTTTTTTAATGTGTGTATATTATAACACAGTTGATTGTGTTTGTACACACTTATTTTTCGTTAATTCGATCATGTTCATATAGTGCAAGAAATCCATAGTGGATAATCTTAACGATATCTTTTCGATGATCTGTGGGTGTGCCTTTCTTACCATAACGGCCGTTGTACTTATCGACGTTACCTAAGAAGAATCCCATACCATGGCCACGATCAATGATGACTTCAGATGATTGAAGACCACCTTGACCATAGTGACCGCCATATGTACTATCAATATAAGCCTTGAACTCTTCGATCAAGGCACCTTCATTGAATTTATAGTTTAGTTTTTGTTCGTTCATAATGTCTCCTATTAGCTAGAGTATGGACTATCCATCTCGTATGTAAAGTGTGTACCAGTAGTAGTATCAATTGTAGAGTTGTTTATGTCGGCTCCGTCTGGTGTAGATTCAACCGTTTGATCAATTTTACTATATAGATCCATAAACGCATCTTTTGTATCATCATCAAATCTCGCAGTACATAGATCTAATGATTTCATTTTATCTCCAAAAATAGAGAATGTCTGTACAATATGGCATAAACGACGGGTTGAAATAACCTCATCAATGCCATCATCATAAAAGGTTTTACGTATAATGTCAGCCCAATTCACTAGATTCTCACAGAATGCCGTATCGACAGCCCCATACTTATCCATATGGTTAGCAACAATCTTACGCTCAACTGATAACGAAGGAAACTTTTGATCTACCGAGATAACAAAACGCTCAAGGAATGCATCATCGATGATAGAAGCCGCAGTGAATCGGCCATCCTCTGAACCTTTACCCTTAGTGTTTGCGGTAGCAATAACATTAAATCCCTTAGAAGGTCGAATGGTCTCACCAGTCTTTTTGACAAGAACTGGCTTGCCTTCGAGAATTCCCTGTAGACACATAATCTTATTTGTAGCACGATCAATCTCATCAAGGAGAAGAATGGCACCAGTTTCCATAGCTTTGATAACAGGTCCTTTTTGGAAAACGGTCTCGCCATTAATCAGACGGAATCCACCGATCAGATCATCTTCATCAGTCTCAGGATTAATCTGAACACGGATATATTGGCGATTGAGTTTGGCACAAGCCTGTTCAACCATGAATGTTTTACCGTTACCAGATAGACCAGAAACATATGTTGGATAGAACATTTCTGACTTAACGATTTTAATAATGTCGTTATAAGATCCCCATGGAACGAACGTAGGATCTACCTGAGCAAAGGTTTTTTCATCATTCATCACTGATGATACCATAGCCGCAGAAGGTTGAGCTTGATTAATCGCTGGTGGAACGATTGTGATTTTCTCTAAGAGTGGGGAAAGGTCATAAGTACCATTTTTAACACGGTTCTCTTTATTACAGATTGGTCCCCAGTAGTCTTTATTAGTATAACCTAGGGCTTTAGTAGTCGATTCGATAACCGACGTACGGAACATATTATTATCAGGATAATTTGCTTTAAGTTCTTTGAGGATATTCAAGGTGCTTACATTCATAATATAGGTCTCTCTTCATTAATTTACATAGCCATTATACCACAAATCATAGTGGTTGTACACACTTTTTTTCAACTAATTACGAGTAGATATACTGGTAATCGGCTTTAGAGATTGCGGTTATAGGATATATTTTTAGGGCCTCGGCAACGAGAGTTTTATGTTCAGCCTCGTTGTAGGTGGAAAACCCGATTTCATCAATATCTGCGTAGTTGTTGCTAAGGACTTTAGATAGTGAAGATTTGCGGATCAATTGGCCGACATATAGAGTAGTAATGCCAGGGTCAGTAATCATAATAGTTGTGTTTTTCATAATATATCTCTCTTCAATTTGATAGGACCATTATAACACGATCACGAAAATTGTACACACTCTTTTTAGACTATTTTGTTATAACTGGTCACGTTCTTATAACTTTTTATGCCACCGCTTTAGCAAACTTGGTCATAAGAACTCGGTTGGTCTTCTTAGACTTTGAGAATTTTTTAAACTCAGAGTTGAGCTTACCTTTAGATGTTCCAGCATCTAAAGACCCGAATCCATCATCTTCTGCCGTAGTTAAATTTCCAGATTTCAGAATATAATATTCAGAATATCCGAGAGTGTTTTGGAAAGTAATACAACGGTTCTTGCGGAATTCGGCATTTCCATCTTTGGAACTATGATGCCAGTTGCCAGTAATATCGTGTGTGACATAGGCACAGCGCTGATTCATTTCACGATTTTCTTGAGCAATAAAAAATCCAATGTTTGTGGTACCTAGGACGCTTGACATTTGCTCAAGAATCGCCTTACTGGCGTCTCTAGTGCCGCTCGAAAAATTTAATCTTTTCTTATCTAGCGCCATAGTATACGAATTCATAGAACTAGGTACATAGTTTTTAGCATCTGATGTTCTATATACTCTAAGCGTATTTGAATCACCATCGGTCAAAGTTACAAAATTCATTTTCTCAATATTGTTCTTTAAAATCATCTCTTTCACTAAGTGATACGAAACAGTTAATGCCTGGTGCAAAGGAGTGGATCCAAAATCTTCAACATTAGCATACACCTGTCTGACAGATATGCCATGGGCCCGCAGATCGTACTGCTTATTGCCATGTATATATTGGCGTAACCACATTTGATATATGGAAATCTCAAAATCTTTCTTTTTAAGAGTTGAGCTAGTTAATTGGAATAGTGACAGATCGTCAAGATCCATAGCTCCTTCCTGAAAATTATTACCAATATCACTGCTGCACGAGCTAAATCCATAAACCTCAAATGGTATATTAGTAGCTTTACAAAAAGCAACCAAGTGACTTACCTGATCAAGCGCATTAGCAATAGTTCCATGCATAGAACCAGAAAAATCAACTAACAAAAACATACCATGGTTCTTTGCGTCGGCCTGGAGAGATACTCGCTTGAAAATGTCGTCGTTAAACTTGTATGAATGAACCTGATTTACATCAATGCTTCCGGTTTTAGCTGAAGATGAACGCTGATATTGATATGCGGCTTTACGCATCTCGAACTCTTTAACCGCAGGGATTATTGATTTCTTTATATCTTTATAATATTGAGTAAACTCTCCTTGAAGATTCATGCTTAATTCGAATTTACTAAAACCATTACTCTTCGCTCGCTGAATAGCTTCACGGTCAGATGCTAACTGAGCATACGTGATAGTACACTTGTTGCGTTGTTCTTTACTCATCTCTCGAACAAATACAGATTGTTTACCATTTTCATCAACGTCTAAAAGATCCTGCTCACGAGCTCTGAAAATCTCATCGGTGACCGAAGTCTCTTCATCGCTATGTTCTGGTTTAGCAGCTTTAGGTTCGGAATCGCTCTCTGCGGATTCTTCTTCTTTAGGCTCAGAATCAGATTGTAGTGACTGAGAATCGCCGTCTTCTTCTTCGTCTTCTTCAGGAGCAGCAGTCACAGATGGTTGAGTTTCGTTAGTATCACTATCATCATCGTTTTCATCACCTTGCTCACTTTGGGCCTGAGGAAGCTCGACCTTGTTATCTTCTAAGGCTTTAGTATAAGCAAGAATGTCACGAACGATCTGAACAACTTCTGACCAAGTCTCGGCAACTAAAGAACGATCGAATAGAATTTGTTCTTCCGCATTGAATGTAACCATAACTTCAGTAGATAATTTTGACTTAACATTGATTTTATCGATAAGCTTCATCTTATCCATGTCGTAATTATCAATGTCACCGAAGAAGCCTTTCTCAACAAGCACTTTATAACCACGTCGCATAGGAGAAATCAGACCAGGGTAAGTCTCACGAATCTTACGTTCGATGCGTACATCTTCGATAACGTTGAGGTAACCACGTGGGCAACCTTTTATCTCTTCGTTGGATTCGTGCCAACCTTCAGAGGGAGTGAATAACGCATGACCAACTTCGTGGCCAACCAATAGATCGTATACATCTTTACCATAGTCTTTCCAGATAGGAAGACCCAAGACTCGGTTTTGGACGTCAAACCACGCTGTACGGTAATTACCGTGACGAACCTCGAGGTTCTCTTTAGCAAGAAGCTTGGCTAGGATAGGATTGGTTAATAATGACATAAATACACCTCACTCAGAATATAGGACCATTATATAGCAAAACGCGGTATGTGTACACAACTATTTTAGCTTTATTTAGACCGGTTTGTTATAAGTGGTCATTTATTATAACTTTCCGGAATAAGAGAGCAGTTTAGCGAACAGACATGCTCAGGTCTGGCCCTAAGGTAGAGGGCTATTTGATCTTGGAGAAATTATGTTCCTTATGAAACTCGATCTTCGATCTAAATTTATTCTCCAGAATGTCTCCTTTATGGGAAATGATAAACACGTTAGATCCTTCTTCCAAGGTATCGAGTATCTTGGTAAGGTTATCTATACCATCATGATCCAAAGATGAGTCAAAAGTTTCATCTAATACTAATAAATTTGTACTAGCACTATTCTTCATCTTAGCAATCTGACGCCATGTAAATAACAAGGCCAAATCGATACGTTGCTTTTCACCTTCAGAGAAAGACGAATAGTTAAAGTTATCACGGTGACGAGATCTGATAGTTTCGGTAAAAGTCTCATCAAGGTGAAACGATACGAAGAAATCCAAGACCTGAAGATAGTTATTAATTAACTTATTCATAACAGGTAAGTATTGCTTAATAATTTTAGTCTTAATACCAGTATCTTTAAGTAGCTCAGCAATGATTTCATTATAAGTTCTTTCTTCAAGGTACTTCAACTTACGCTCAGTCTGAGTATCTTTATTGTCACGTAAACCATCAAGATCAGTTTTAGCTTCGTTAATATCGCCAGTCTGACCAGAAAGCTTTTCTATTTCCTTCAATGACTTATTAATCTCATTCTGAAGTATACCAATTTTGTCGTTATTAGCAAGGATCTGTGTTTGTCTACTTTGTAATTCTTTTAGTTTAGCCTTACTTCCTTCGACCTCAATATTGGCTTCATCTAATTTCTTCTGTAGATCTGTGGACGCATTACTTAATTCCTTAGCCTTCTTACTAATCTCAGATACCTTTTCATCCTTTTTCTCTTGAGTAATCTCCTGATCACATGTCGGGCATGTATCGTTATCAATATAGAACTTAGATTCACCTACTAATGTTTTAATCTTAGAGGAAAATTGTAAGCTATACGAAGACATTTGATTTGCAGAATCATTAACTTTTTTATATTCAGTCTCTTCTGACAAAATCAAAGTAGGAAGATTCTTACCTAGAGTCTGAGATTCATCTAATAAGATACTAATGTCATTCTTGAGGCTTGTAATAGACTCATGCTTCTGAACAATCTGATCGCTATTCAGCGATTCTAGATTCTTAATATATTTACTCTGAACATCAATACGGGTATTTACTAAATCAATCTGGTGTGTAATGTCCTTGATCTCTTCCTTGATCTTAGCATTACGTTCTTTAAGTAGTCCATTCATCTTCGTAAAGATATTAATATCAAGCAGATCCTCGATTACCTCTCTACGCGACCATACTGGCATCTGCATAAAAGGGATAAATGAGGAGCTACCTAACACTACAACCTGATGAAACGATTTATGATTCAGCTTAAGTATATTTTGTTCTAAGAACTTCTGATAGTCCTTAACGGTTGAAGATTGGTTGATCAAATTACCGTTCTGGTAGATCTCAAACTTATTAGGCTTAATTGATCTCATGATACGGAATTCGTGTTTGCCTACCGAGAATTCAACCTCAACCACGGCATTCTTCTTGTTAATAGAATTGATTAGCTGATCTTTTTTAATATCGCGATGTGGCTTACCAAATAGACCAAACGATAGTGCATCTAATAATGTAGATTTACCTGCACCGTTTTGACCAACAATTAATGTAGTAGGAGATTTATCTAATTTAACCGAGGTGAACTCGTCACCGGTCGATAGAAAATTGCGCCATTTGCATGATGTAAATTTAATCATATATATTTTATTCCTAACCAATTAGCAACTTTAGTTTTTAACCAAGATTGGTTTGCCACCGCGATCTGATTGAAATGTATAGTAGTATACGAATTAGCTAATTCACTGCTCCACTTGATACTATCAATGTATGATATTTCGGACTCAGGATAATCTAAGTCTAGACTTAATTGTTCCGTGAGCGGGAATTTTAAATCTAAAGATTGTTGGTACATTACACTACCTCAAGGTTCTGGGCTTCAGTATATAACTCCCGCAGCCGTATTTTTATATTATCTTTGTCTAGATCAGTGTCAACTGCTTCAACATAGCTATCAAGTAAGTCCTTTGTATCTTCTAACGATACCGCTTCATCTTCCACGTTTTCACCTTTATACTCGTCAAAGCTTTCGGCAATCTTCAATTCATGTAAATCTGTATCCTGAAGCTTATCAACAAAGCGATCAAATTGATAAAGGTCAGACTTATTTACTACTACTAATTTCACAAATTTATCTTCAAACTGTGACATATCAGTGGTATTATAATCCGTTTCTTGATCATTGTACATATATTTTTTAAATATTGTATGAGGATTACGTACAGGAGTAAGCTCACGTGTCTCGGTATCTAGTACATGGAAGTACTTAGGATCGTCAACATCATTCCAAGTAAACTCCATTTGTGAACCTAAGTAATGGATATTACCTTGAGAAGATTTAGTATGGAAGTGGCCAGATAGAACCATTTCAAAACGATCAAACATTGCTGGACTCATACCATGTGGATTCGGCATACCTTTATGCATATCAAATCCGACAAGCTCAAGGTGAGCACCAAGAATAGGAGCTTTACATTTTGAAATAAAGTCAGTGTATTCTATATAGTTCTCATTATTAATCCATGGTACTACAGCAACACCAAGACCATCATAATCTAGCACAGTAGGCTTCATTATAATATTCACATGAGAAGTAAAGTGGCCTAGTAGTTCTTTAAGACTACACAGATCATTTGTATTCTTATAAAATACGTCGTGATTTCCTGGGATAATATCCATGGTAATACCAAGATCCCGCATCGGTTCCAAGAAATGTTTACGATTAGCATTAAGAGCTTTAAAGTTAACATACTTACGATGCTCATAGTAATCACCAAGGTGCAAGATGTTAGTAATACCATGCTCTTTCAAATATGGAAAGAATACGTCAGTATAGAATTTACGCTGATATTCAATAAAAATATCTGATGAATTTCTTACACCTGCGTGAGTATCGTTTAAGATTGCGATTTTCATATTATCACCCTATGCCATAAACAATTCAAGTTTTTTAAGTTTTTTCTTTTCTTCTTTCGCAAACTCTTTGATAGCTGTATCTTTCGTCTTGATAGTATCAATTCGATGGCGCAAAGTCTCTACGTAAGCACTTGCTTCGGCAGCTCCCTCTGAATCCATACCAAGATCCATAAAGTCTTCAACACCCATCTTTTCAATGAACCTAAACTTAATGTCTTGTTGTTTCTTTTCTTTAGTGATTCGCCTTATGAAGGCGAAGTAACAGATCTGGGTAAAATATGAAAATGCATTAGGTTTACCGGTACGAGTAATAGTATCAATGTTATAGTTATGAACTGCTTTTAGGCAATTTTCTACTGCATCCATTACCATTTCTTCTCGGTAAGAGTATCGCACAAAGTTTGGTCTATGTGATAGTCCCTCAGAGATTTTCATAAAACATGTAGCAATGTAATCTGTAACGATTGGAATTTGAGTACCGTTTTCTTCGGCATCACGTACAGCTTTAACATAGTCTACAACAGCGTATGAGAATTCCCTATTATTAACGTAGTGTGGTTTATCTTTAGGTTTAATTGCCATGTGTAGTTCTCCTTAGTTGGGTATATTATACCACAGTTTAGCGAACTTGTACACTCTTTTTTTCATATTATTTATTTTGAAATTAATTTAAATAAAGGTGTACAAATCGTCAAATATGTGATATAATAAAGATGTTCCCCGGAGGAGTGGAGGTATACAGTGATTAATGGATTACTTTGTTAGGTGTGGTCAGATAATCAAGGTGATCTTCTGATTCTATATCAGCTTCATCGAACATGTCTAATTGATCTTCCTGTAATTCATTATCATGGGAACCATCATCGAGCGCAAGCGAGATGTAATGACGTTTAATATCTTCATCTACTTCGCAATGTGAAATGATATTGATCTTATCAATACTTATAAGGGTAGAACTAGACAGTGCGAACCATGGAATAAGCTGATATTTTCCTATAGTACCCACAACTAGTTGTACTTGTAATGGTGTTTCTACTAAGTATGTACTATCATTGTCAGAACTAATAAGACACACAATTTCATCGCCACTAATTAACTTCATTTGTCTAACGTTCATATCAATCACAGATTAACCTCATAAATTTTATATTTAAACTTCTCTTTGCTGTATATACTTATACGCACACCAGCATGCTGTAATGTGTAGTTCTTTTTAGCCTTCCAATGTAAATCATCAGCTATGTCATATACTTTAGTACCTTTACCATCTGCACTCTTACGTAAACCTCGTCCAATACTTTGTAATACCTTTATTTGAGACTTACTTGGAGATGCAAATATAATATTGTTCAGAGACTTAATATTGATACCTGTAGAGAATGTGCCTAACGAAGCCACAATGATTGCATCAGACTGAGTCTCAGTGATCTCACGAATCTTCTCTCTTGTATCTACATCAGTTTCACCTGACACATAAAACAACTTGCGGTTAGTATTTCCAAGGGATTCAAGTTTCTTACGCATCATATCATGTAATGGTTTACCATGCTTATCCACGAACTGGAATAGTACAAGTGTATTACCATCCTGATCTAATGCTAGGTTAGTAATGAATTTATTGCGATCTTCATTACGTACAATGTAATCAACCTCATCTTGGTACTTTAGTTTAGACACCTTTTGGCATACATCATCTGGGTACTTTAATAATATGACGGATATATCTAAGTCTGCTAAGGCTCCACTATCTATCAATTCCTTTGTAGTAGTAACTTTCTTAACAGGACCAAACAATCCTTCGAGCACTAATTGGTGCGTCTGTGAACCGTCAAGTGTCCCTGTGGTTCCTATACGATACTTTGCATTATGGCATTTTTCAAGTATAGATGTTAATGATTTGGCTTTAAAATTATGTGCCTCATCACCTATTACCATACCGAATCCTTGGAACCAGCTTGATGGTAACTTATATATTGACTGCCAGGTAGTAATGATTACACGCTTCTTGACATTATATTTCTCTTTGCCAGAATATATTCGGTGACAATAGTCTTCTACTTTGAATTCCTCTTCGAAGTACGCATAGTCCTCAAAGTCACTATACATCTGTTCTACCAATGAGGTGGTAGGTACAATCAGCAATATACTAGCCTGATAAGTTTCTAGATAATGTCGTAGAGCCATATAAATGATTAATGATTTACCAGACGCGGTAGGTGACAGCAATAATGATTGTCTATTGCGCAATGCATAATCTACTGCATCAATTTGGTAATCTCTAGGCTTAATCATTACCTTACCTGAAGATAACGTTAGATCACTAAGCAAAGCAGGTACATCTATCACCTCTTCAGTGTCAGGTCGACCATATACGTGGTTTTCTTCTACTATGATCTGGTAATCTCTTACCTCAGCAAACTCTTTGAGGTAATGAAAAAGTCCACAATATAGGGTCTGTTTACGAGCATCAAAAAGGCGGATCTTACCGTCCCACATTTTATTCTTGTAACTGGGCATAAACTTATATCCAGGGACGAAGAAACAAAAATGTTCAGATATTTCCATCTGAATACCGGCGTCACATTCTATTTGAAGGTTAACGTGGTTAAGCTTTTTGACTCGTATCTTTTCCATTATATTCCGCTTGGTATTTGGCTAATATACATTCTTGAGTAGCATTAGCAGGATGTTCTATAGTATATTTATTATCTTCTTTATCTGTTATATTATATACAGCATTGCCTGTGGTTTCATGACCGGCTGGCAGACTAAGCTGCGGAATATAATCAGCAGGATAATCTATCTTTAATAGCGGCAATTGATGAACTTTATTATTGTGTAAGATTCCTTGTTTCTCATACTCATACGCACGTGACATATATGTTCCTAGCCAAGCTGCATCTGCACCGCCTTTCGAGTATTTAAATACTGTCCCAGTTTCTTCATTTCGCTTATCGTATATGTATGTTGGTGGTATCTCTACATTATTCATAAAAGTTAATCTACTTTCAACATGTTCATTTTTAAGCTTGAAGTAATGTAGGGTATCTTCTCCTATGTATATATCTTCATCAAAACGGTGGACAGCAGCTTTTCGTGAATACCAAGTAATTCGGCAATGAATCTCAGACTCTTCAGAATATTTTCTTTGCAGCTCATGATAAGCTACAACAATTTCTCTAATTTCTTCTGATATATCGTTGCTCTTGTCATTAATATTGTTTATAGTTTTATCGTAATCAATGCGAAAACAATATGCTGGTTTCGGTTTAATATCGTTTCTACCAGGAATGAGTCCTGTTCTTTGAATATATTCGTTAATATCATTTGGATCATACGTCACCGATACTTGATGTGTTAAGCAAATGACGTCTGGCGGATTATCGGTTTTCGAGAGGTTATCATACATGTAAACCCCATGCGGAGTTAGATAATCATCACCATCAATTTGAACACAATAATCATTATCACTTTCTAAGAATTTTTCTAGTACAGAATTCTTGCCCCTTCCAGGTGTGCCGTTCGACTCGGTAACGTAGTATTCTATGCCAGACTCTTGGCAATACGCAGATGCTTCTTCTACATAGAATATATCCATAGTATTAATAATTACTACTATACGATCTTTAGGGATGTTACTATATTCTGGACTTGTGTGTCTTTTAAGAGAATCTAGATTACTTGACGTTAACACATAATATTTTAAATTGTGCATAATCACATCCCACTTGTAAATTTAGCCCAATCGATGGCGTTTTTAATTGACTGGTGACGCCATTTGATATTATCTATAATCTCTTTCAGGGTATCATTTACTTCTTTAAGGTAATCGATTCTAGCCTGAGCTTCCTGAATATCTGGATCAGCATCATAGAATCGATCCATATCTCCTTTTAAGACAGTAAGTCCTTTCAACGGATCATATCCCCAGCCAAGATCATCCATCTCAGCTTTAGTCATTTTCCCGTTATACCATAGCCACTTGTTCTTGAGTAGGACTTTAAAATCCATTTCAAACTTCTTGACCCTAAGGCGATTGACACTTAGCATTTCTAAGTATTTTGAATGTAGTTTTGCGGAATCTCGAGATGCTGAATCCAGATTCAATTCTTCAATAACTGAATCTTTCTTCCACATTTCTAGTATTTGTTCAAGGTTATTCATAACTTCTCCATAGTATAGCTAATAGTATATATTATTATATACCGAATCAATCAAAAAGTACACACTTAAATATACAGTTATATATCAAATCAATCAAAAATTATACACTTAAGTGCATAGTTAGACGAATGTGAATTGAGTATACTTGAATGTCACATTAGCTTCTACGTAAGCTACTTCAGTTTCAGTTGCACTAAACGTTATTTCCGATATGTCAACCGGGAATATACCATCAAACTTTACCTCACGGGTGACGTTATTATGCGAAGATAATATTGCTAACGTTGCATCAGCTTTATGGGCATAATCATCAACAACTAAAGATCTGATCCAATCATAGGTTTCAATATAGTTATCCATATCCTCAGTAACATTAAACTTAATAATCAAATCACCAAATGTTAGCCTGTCGCCAGGTTCAGATGCATTGATTGAACCATACGGAGTCTGTACTTCACTTACCCCGAGTGATGGTAATGTAACACCAGAACAGAAATATTCTAGGTTCGGATACCGAGTACTATCGATTTTAAGCTGGAATCCTATAGGACTTAAGAAGTTCTTATTTGTAGTAAGTGGCATTGTATGTAACCCTGTTAATTGTATTCATACCTTTATTTATACACTTTTTACGTATAAAAAAAAGGGTCCCGAAGGACCCCTTTAAAACAACTAAGTTTTAGACTTACGCAGTAACCATCAAAGAATCGACGCGGAAAATACGGAAGTAAGGGTTAGCACGATCAGTACCAACACCGTCAGCA